ACTTTTTTGAGAATGCTCCTGGATTAAAGGCAACGCTAGGTTACGACTTTAATATTGAAACACTCCCTTCTTACGTTGACTTCGATAATTTATCGACAAAACCATCGGCTCTTAAAGATCCGATAGCTTTACCTGAGTGGTTTGCTGGACAGTTTTTCCGTTACGGAAAAGACCGTTTTGGCAACACAAAGGTTATCGTACCAAAAGGCTTAAAACCCCCTCCGTACGGTAAAGTTAACGTAATTACCGAATCGGCCGGAAAACTCCGGCTAATCGTTCCATATAATACTCCTTTTGTGCATAGCACGGGACTTTTTACCCGCTGTCGAGCTATACTTAATCGTATACCGCAAGATTGCAGTAATGATCAGTCTAAAGGACATTTTTTAATTAAAAAATTAACTTCACAAAATTTTCATCAAGTGAAGGATGACTATATTATATCAGCTGACTTGAGTGCCTTTTCAGACAATACAAGTACAGCAGCGATTAAATTCGGGCTTTCTCAAATAGGCCTACCAAATTTAGATGAAATTCTTCTAAATTTACCAATTAGTAAATTTAACGGTGAAGTAATTACACCCAATAAGTTATTAATGGGCCTAAAAGGCACTTTCGAGATGTCATCAGTTCTGCATAATTATGCAGTTAAGCTTGCTAACATTAGCAGCTACGCGTTGTGCGGTGATGATTTGGTTTACTCAGGTAAGCTAGATCCGTACATGGCATCAATCGATACCTTTGGATGGTCACTAAATCGTAGTAAAACCGTCATATCAAAAACGGCTGCCGTTTTCTGCGGCGAAATGTACTGGTTTGGTTATCGGGTTTCACCCCGTGTTCCAAAGGTCCACTCGGCTTACACTAATGGTAAGCTACGTAAGGCTGCAGTTCTTTTTTCAACTACGCGAATGGCAATTGAGTCATTAAACTCCATCTATTGTAGAAAGACGGTGGCTAATATTATTAGCCCATTCCGCCGCTTACTTAGACGTAAGTGGTCTGGGGTCATTATCCCCAATTTACCTTGTAAATTGCGGGGACTGGGTATGAAAAATCGTAAACCAACCAGCCTGTTAAAGCTGTTGAAGAATAATGCTATCCTCCGTGTTAGTATGATGTCTATCGGTATTGAAAACCTTGATGTCTCCAGGAACCGGTGGTTCGGCCTTCCGGTCGAAATCACTCCCAGTCAAATTCAAACTGAATTTCCTGACTTTCCTGCGCTCCTTAAAAAGGGCGCTGTAAGCCTGCGTGTCCCTGAACAAAAACCAGCAATGGTCAAACATGTTGACTCACTCGATTTATATCAAGTTTTGATGTGTTATTATGAAGACGAACGACTTGAGGCAAAATGCTTCATGAAAAAAAGTTAGTCAGATTACTGCGAC